GGCCAACGTCACGGCGTCGTATTCCATTGGCTCGGCGAGCGACCGCTTCAGGTTGATCGAAGACACCTGTGTCCCGACCGCGAAGCAGTTGAGCGAGGCAGTGGAAAAGGTCTTGCGTAAACAGCGCAAAGGAAGCCAGCGCCTTTATGCGTGGTTCGACTTCTCGGCACATAGCGTGATGAAAGAGGTTCGACGCGAAGCAATCGCTGGCGCCGCACAGATGTTCGACCGATCCGTGCCGTGGCGAGTCATCTCCGATTGGATGGGGCTGGACCTGCCGAAGTTCCAAGGCGATGACGTTTCCCTTGTGCCGATGTCGATGGTTCCCGCTGACATGGCCGGAGAGAACATGGCCCCGGACGATCCCGCGTTGAGCGAACCAGTAGATGAGGAGACCGATCCGAGCGCCAAGATCGCCTTGGCCTTCGCTCAACGCGCTCCGAAGGGGAGTAAGCTTCACGCAAAGCACATGCGGTTGCGTGCCCCGGCGATGAAACGTTACCGCGTCGCTTTCGCGCGCGTGCTCATGCGTGCGAGGGTGGAGGTCATCGCGAAGCTCGAAGCCTCGCCGTTGAAGTCGGTCACACGCGCACCGTCTGGCAACTTCATGTTCGACCTACCGGGTTGGCGAACGCAACTGAACGGCGCCATGAAGAAGGCGACCACGTTGACTCTGCGCGAAGCCGGACAGCAGTTGTTCGACGAGGTAGGACACAAGGAAACGTTCACCATGCCCCACGCGAAGGAAGTCACGTTCCTCGCAAACCGGGAGAAGAACCTTGAGGAAATCCCGCACAAGGTTTTCAAGCGGATTCAGGACGAGATCGACAAGGGCTTCCAAGAGCACGAATCGATGAAGGAAGTCGCCGACCGCGTGCGCGGAGAGTTCAACGCAATCGAGGATGGACTCGGAAAGAACATCGCCAGCAGCGAGACCGCAGCCGCCTACGGCGAAGCGCGGCATGAGGGCATGGAGATGGCGGGGCTGACGCACAAGATGTGGGTCACGTCGGGCTTGGACAACGTGCGCCCCACGCATCGCGCCGCTGGGTTTACCTACGGGCGAGATGGCATCCCCATCGAAGAAGCTTTCATCGTAGGCGGTCACGCGCTCATGCATCCAGGCGACCCGGACGGGCCACCGCAGGAAGTGTGCAACTGTCACTGCATTGAAGTCCCCGTGAAGGCACCGAAGGAGGAAGCATGAACCGATACGAGCTAGTCCTCGCACGCGCCGACATGGACGTTGCTCCACTTCGGCTACCAACCGCCAAGGTCAAACGAAAGGCGCGCAGACGCGAAACACTCAGACGACGATGAGCTTCTCAACAAATCAACTCACCGAGTATTTCAAGAAGCGCAGCGAGGACAAACTCGTCCGACGGCACGTCGCATGTGAAGTCCGAGTCATCGACGCCGCCGCTGGAACGGTGGAATACATCGCCAGCGACGAGACGCTCGACAGCTACCGCGAAGTCATCCGCGCAAACGGTTGGCAGTTCGATTTGTTCGCCAAGAATTCTCCGTTCCTCAACGCACATCAATACAACGACATCAGCAAGGTGCTCGGCAAGGTGATCGAGTTCTACGTCTCGAAGAAGCGGCTGATTAACGTTGTCCGCTGGGCCATCGACGTGCCGGAGAACACCGACGCGATCAAAGGATTCGCCATGACTCAGGCGGGCTACCTGCCCGCCGTGTCCGTGGGCTTCCGCCCGACGAAGATGGTCACGATGTGGGACACGGACAAAGAGGGATACGCGAAGGAGCTTGAGAAGTTGGACATCAAGGCCGACTCCGACTCTGCCCCGCGCGTGATCTACCAGAAGCAGCAGCAGATCGAGCTTTCCGCGGTGCCCATCGGGGCCAATCCAAACGCCGTCGCGAAGGCGTATAAGGCGGGCATCCTTGACGATGCCGACCTGGACAGATTTTCCGCAGAACAAGAGAGACTGACCAGCAGCGCCGCGGCCATCCAGGATGAGCACGCCGCACGCGCCCGCGCTCATCGCAGACGATCATTCCTCGCGGAGATACACCGTAAAATCAAACGAACATGAAAGTTAAGTTACTGACCGGCGCCCAAGAGCGTTCGGTTATCGCACGATCCTCGCTCTCCGGCCGAGAGCAGTTCGGGCAGTCAATTCCATTCGGCCACCGCTATGCACGCGGCGGAGTTCTCGCGCACACCGTAGCCTTTAAGGACGATTCGTCTGCGGAGGTTTTGGACGAAGCTGAGTTCCAAGCGAAAGTCTTGGGCGCCGTCGAGGATCAGAACAAGAAGTTCAAGACCTACGACGAGATGGCCAAAGAGCTCACGGCCGATCTCAAGGACGCGCCCAAAAAGATCGTCAAGCTCTACGAGGAAATCGAGAAGCTGAAGAAGGTCGCGAACGACTCGCAGGTGAACTTTGAGAAGTTCGAGAAGGCGATCAACAAATTCGACGGGGCGATGAAGAAGATCGTCCGTGCCGAATTCGGAGACCCGCTGGAGCGGTTCCTTTCAGATGAGCAGAAGCGCAACTGGGTCAATGCCGTTGTGCGCGCTTGTGCCTTCCCGAATCAGATCGAGAAACTGCCGAAGGAGCAGCGCGAGGTTCTGAAGTGGGCTGAGGAGCAGCGCATTGCCGACCAGCAGCGCGGCGTTATCACGGGCGCGGATTCTTCTCTCGGACAAGCCACGGTTCCGACCGAATGGCTGCCTGAGATTTACTCGCTCCTGTCGATGTATGGAATCTGGAACACGTTCCAGACCATCATGAACATCTCCGCTCGCACGACCACGATCCCGATGGCGACGGCCCGGCCCCAGTATTACTGGATTGGTTCCGGCACCGGCGGCACGGTGGAAGGCGCCGCCATCACGGAAGGCTCGTTCACTGGCACATCAGTCAACCTCACGATTCAAACGTTGGCCGCCTTCATCGGCGTCTCACGCGAATTGATTCAAGACAGCGCCGCGGACATCTCGGCATTCGTTTCGAGCGAGCTGTTCCAGTCCATCGCCTACGGTTTGGATTTCGCAGCGCTTCAGGCGGACGCAACGGCGGACCAGACGGACGCCGGCTATCGTGGAGTGTTCGACGCTGCTGCGCTCAACACGAACATGAAGGCCGCAGCCGCGGCCGGAAATGTGTCCACAGAGCTGACCGACTTGGACGATTGGGAACGCTGCCGCGCGACGGTCAACGCGCGCGTGCTTGGCAAGATGACGAAATGGTGGATGCATCCTTTCATTCTCAGCAAGGCGATCCTTGTGCGGGACTTGAACGGGCGCCCCATCTTCCAAACCGCGCTCGAAGCTCCCGCTCCTGGCAGCATCGGACGCATCTTGGGCTCGCCCGTCGTCATCGGCGACGCCTGCCCGAGCACGAACACGGTCAACGCCAAGATCGCGGTCTTCGGTGATCCCGAAGGCATGGCGGTCGGCATTCGGCAGGACTTCGAGCTGGCCACCAGCGCCGAGTTCCGCTTCAGCCAGAATCAGATTTGCTACCGGGCGCTTACGCGCGCGGGCGTGCAGATCAAATCGGCCACGGGTTCGACCGTGCTCAAACCGTTCGCAGTGCTCACGCTGCCGGCTGCTTAATCCAAGGAAAGGAAATCAAGACCATGAAAAGAATTATCCTCTCGGCAATCGCGCTCCTGGCGGTTGCCGCAATCGCAGGAGCCCAAGGCCAATACCGTTACATCTCCGTTGCGGGATGGGATGGCACGACCACGAACAGCGTCATCGGCGCCAAGGCCGAGTCCCTAATTGATGGCACATACACCAACGGAATCGCGTTCACGAAAAACGAACAGGCGACCGTATTCGTTGCCTACAAACCGCTCAACGCGGAATCGAACGTTGTCACGCTGCATTGGCAGAAGACGGCCGACCCCCTGTATTGGCCGGTGTGCTTGGGCACCACGAATCCGACCATCGCAGGATGCTGGGTTGTGGGAACCGGGCATCTCACCAATACGGCAGGATGGTCGGTCTGGTTCACGAACCTGCCAATGGACAGCACGGCGTATTGGCGAGCGTCGGCAATCAGCAACACGATGGCGGCGGCGAGCTACATCACCAACGTCACGGTCCGGGTTTACTTCAAGCCCGGCAGCTAATTCGCAATGCACTGTCCCGGCGCTGGCAGTTACCCCGGCGCCGGGATTCTCAATATGACAAAACACGCTCACGAAAAAGAACCGGAGACGGAAACGAAGCACGCTCCGAAGGCGCACGACCGCATGGTGAGGGTCCGCAACGTTCACACGCGGGACATCATCGAGCAGGGCAAGACCTACAAGCCCGGCGATGAACTCGATCTCACGCCTGACCGCATGGAAGAATACAAGCACAAGGTGAAGCGGGTCCACAAATGAACTTCGGCACTCTGCTCCAAGTCAAAACGCGACTGCTCGTGAATCCCCAGAACGTGGCCCGCACGACCTGGGATGACACGATCACGCAGATTGCCAGCGGAGTGGAGAAGGCATTCGACAAGTTTTGCAACCGTCAGTTTGTCCGCGCCGAGGGCGGAACCGACACGTTCACCGCTGACCGAGAGACGTGGATTCTTTCCCGCTACCCGGTTGAGACCATCACCACGATTGAAATGCGCTCCGGGTTGAATGCCGGTTGGCAAGACCAAGGCGCAATCGAATCATTTGTGCAGGACTGGAACGCCGACAGCGGCCTCGTTCAATTCGGTTCATTGCTCGGCAGCGCCCTTGACCGCGTTCGCATCACCTATACTGGAGGCTACGCGCAGGTGCCCGAGGACGTGGTTGAAGCGTGGCTGATTCAGTGCAAGGAAGTCTTTAGCAGGATCGACCCACTCGGGCTGGAGATCGGAAATGCCGCGATCCCAGACAAGTTGCCGGACGCACTTCGCGCCGAACTACAACTTGTGCCGCAGGTGAAGACAATGCTCGCCGGACACATTCGGTATCAACTCACATGACCTCTGCCTTGCTCATCAAGTGAAGCTCCGTATCCGCATCCCGCCAGCAAGCCAGCGCGTTATTGACGACGTGGGCACGCTCAGACGCCGCATCCTTGAAGCGGTTGCGCGCGGGTTCAACAAGGCCAATGCCGAGACGGTGAAGCACATTCAGAGCAAGCGACTCAGTGGTAAAGGGCCGTTCCCCGTGCCGCAGCATCGCCTTGGCGTAGTCACTGGCCGGTTGCGCGCATCACTCCGATTGGAACGCGCCCGCGTCACTGGCACTCGCGTCGATGGCGGGGCTATCACAACGGACGTGCCCTACGCCGCCGTGCATGAGTTCGGTTACAACTCGTCCATATCTGTCGGGGGCTACACGCGCAGGATCGCAGGCCGTCTCTCGCGTGTTGGCAGGCACACACGCTTGCGCGCGGGGGCATCTCGCAAGGTGAACTTCCCCGCACGCGCCCCAATCGGAACCGGTATCGCCGAGCGCGAGACGGCAACGGCGCGGGTCATCGAGCAAGAAATCAACCGAGAGGTGAACAGGTAATGGGACTCCAGGGCCTCAACCTTCGCCAGCTTCAGGCTGAACTTGAAGCATACCTTCAC